GTAATAACCTGTTCGGGTAATTTGTGATAGGTCCGCCTTATAATAATCCTCAGACAAGTAATCAATACCGTTAAATCTATAAGCTACTTGTGAGATATGGCTAGCCGGCACAATTCTTGAACTTGCCGGAATCACATTCCCCAACCCTAAAACCGGCTCTTGCCACGCTTGCAAGCGGTTGATGGCATCGTTATTCACGCTGTCTAATCTGACTCCAAAGTCAAAGATATTGAGTGTTGAATAAAGTCGTTTCCAGCGTTTTCCATTTGCTGTCACAAATAGGGTTACGCTATTATCTGCAGAAACTGTATCTGCAAAATCCGAAACGAAATACCCACCACCTTTATCGCTGCCAGTATGATACGCTTTAACAAATACAACCTGGCGGTCTTTTACTGGCTCAAATTGGCGTAAATCAGCAATACTCTCAACTTGCCCAGCAATCATCTGCAATGCCTGCCAAAGTTGAGTATTATCATTAGGATTAACTGCAATCCCAGCCTCATTCAATACAGTTATAATCTCATTCTGCATTGAGATAACGGAGTCTTGCACATTGTTCATATGTTCGGCTGTTACAACTGTGCCGTACTCTCCCGTTGCGGGATTACCGTCTTTAAATCGACCGTTATCAGTCGTAATAGGGTTCATCGTTTGTCTCATTTAGTTATTCCACGCTGTAAAATCTCTTACCCAATAACGGGTAAATGCAGGTTTAATTTCGTCCAATAATAGTTTTAATGCTTGTGGCGTTTTAATCACAGGTGCAGGCAAATAAGGGTCGGTGTTTTCGGCTCGGTTAAAATCGACAAAAAACATCCAAATCACATCTTTATCCCAAAGTCTATCGCCACAACGGTTAATACCGCATCTAAAGGGTTCAGGCTCGTGGATTTTAAATTCGTAGCCTAGTGCTTTCGCTTGCTCCATTAAGTACGAAATCGACAACCCACCAAGCTGATTCAACTTCGCAATCACACGCTCAATTCGGGTTTCAAGCAGTAGTGAGCTATTCGCCGTTAAGCCACAAACCCGCTCCCAATCATCAATAAAAATGCCTGTTGATACATCAACGGCATCGATTAAAGTCTTGGCTCTCGCATCAATGCGGTCTAGCTCTCTCCCCTCAACTTCAAGGGATAACGCTAGCCATCTGCCGTTTGGGTCATACGATACAGGCGGTAATAAACCGCCCAATGCCTTGCCGTGTTTAGAGTTAATCGTTACCATCACATCAACTCCACAGTTACATCACCCAATCTGAACCAGCCCATTTCACGGTAGGCATCAATCGTTTGGTTTCTGGTTGGCTGTACAATCTCACGATCTACTACGCCCACTAAATCACTAATTACTGCCTCAATTTGCGAAATAATTAAGGTGTCAGCAGGTTTGAGTGATAAAAAATAATTCTCTAAAGCGTTTTCGATTTCCGCTTTTACACCATCAAGCGTCGTATCCGTATCAAGTTGCACTTTGATGTTAAAATTGACCCGTTTTTCAACTGGCTTAAGTACATAAACCGATTTAGCCGTAACAGGGCGGACTTCATCAATATAAGCTTGAGTTGCTCGCACGATTTCATCACTTGGCACGGTATCACCTGAGGTGATTGCAATATCTACCGTACCCTCGCCACGCCGTAATGGATAAACAAACGCAGAGGTTACGCCATCAACGCTTTCTGCCCATTGGCGGAAGTCATTTTTATTCCCGCCTGACGGTGGTCGGCGAATCTGCTCTAATAACCGAGCAAGCAGTGTCGCATCACTTTCCACTTCTGTTCCGCCTGTTACATCAGGCAATAACAAGCAATCGCTTGATACGCCAGCAGGAGCAGCAGTCAGTTGTGCTTTACTTTCAGATTTAACATTGCTTGATGCCCCTGTTGCCATTGAAATCACTCGCACCGTTGCAGAGCCATCATCACCAATAACGTCCGAGCTTTTGGTTACATAAAAACGCTCGCCAAATTTAACTTGCAAGCCCTCATTGATTACTGAGCCAGCAGTACCAAAAACTTTCAACGAACCACTCGCATAGGTCGCATTTTTACGGTAAAGATTTCGCAATTTAGCGTGCATTTCGAGGTATTCGGAGTCTGCCGTATCTGGGAAATACTGACGAACAATCCAGTTTTGGTGAGCATACAGCCCCACCACACAGCTTGCCAAAGCGGAGGCACGAACAAAATAATCCGAATCCACCTCAATATCAGCAGTTGGCTCTAAAGATTGAATATCTCGTAGAATTTCTCTTCTAACATCTTCAAGCGTTGGGATTTGATACATTTTAAAAACCACCTAAACCAGTTTTACAGGGTGTTTAAACTCAAATTTAACCCCACGATTATCAATAACGGAGATTAAAAGATTTAACGAGCCGTCTTTTGGCTGCTCGTGTGTCACCGTAATGCTTTTGGCTCGTCCGTCATCAATAATCGGCTGCAAAGCCTCTTCGGCGTACTGTTGGGCTAAAAGCCCTACGCGGCTTAAATCTTTTTCTCGCTGAATAAGATGGAGCAGAGAACCTACACGCCCATCTGCCCACCACGAGCCTTTCGGAGTAGTTAGTCTGATATACACGGCATTTTGCAGTGTAGTTATATTTTCACTTGTATAGTCCCGAGTGAGCGGGCTGATTTCTCTGTCCATATTGCTATGGTAGAGCAGTTAAAGATAGGAGTAACGGGGAGAGACTTCCACAAACAACAAGCGGTTAGATTCTGCAAAAATTTTGCAAAAAATAACCGCTTGAAATCATCAGTTTGGTTTACCTCGCCCATCACTTTGATGAGTATGGTTTTTAAGGGATACCGTACCTGCAGTCACATCCCCACTTGTTTTAAAGCTACCACTGGTTTGGTTTACATTGCCGCTAAAACTTGCCCCTTCTCCACCTTGCACCGCCATTCCGCCATTGCCGCTGATTTGCCCTTGTGAAACAAACTGCTGGTCGGTTTCTAGTTTCGGGGTGTTAAAATTTGCTCCACCGCTTGCGGTAACGGAATATTGCTTGCATTTAATGTTAAAGCTATCGCACTCAATATCAATCACTCGCCCGTTTTTTAATATGATGGTTGAGCCACTCGAATCGTAAATTGCCACCTCTCCATCGTTGAGATTTTTGACTCGGAACGATCCGTTTTCAGTCGCCACAATAATACCGTGCGTGGTTTTACCACCTAAGGGGATAACAACCGCTTGCGTGCCGGCAGGTGGCACGGAAGTGAAACCAAAATGCTGCATTAGCTCTAAATCTTGGATAGTTTCGTCCGCTAAAGCGGACACCTGTACCTGCTGAATATCACTGCCACTCTTGACTAAATTTAATACCCCTCTAAAAGCAGCACGCACGCTATCTTGCACACCTTTTGCCACCTCTTTAGTCTGTTTTGCTAATTTTCTCATCATATTATTTTCCCAACTCCCACGAGCCTACATATTCTACAGGCTCTTTTTTCTTACGTCCTTTTTTGCCTTTACGCTTGCGAGCCTCTTGTGCTTTAGCTTGATAAGCATCAGGTGTCCACACGCCATCCAGTTTTAACCGCAATTCGGTGGTTGTGCCACCCGTGCGAGAGAGTCGAAAACGTCGCCCCATTAAAAAGAAAATACCATCTAAATCATACTCCTCACATACCACGTGCACACGTTGCCCAGCTTGCCACAACGTGCCGTCTTTGGTTTTATGGTCAGGTACAATAATCGTGAGGTTAAATGACTCCAACTGCCAATCTGATACCTGTTTTTTCGCCTGTTTCATCAAGGCTTCGAGGTTCTCCACATCGCCCAGCACGATAGTTTTCGGTTTATAAAGCTCCATTTCCTCATTTTTATACACCCATTTAAAATCGTGCTTGGCATTATCAGAATCTTTGCCGTGTTTTTGAGCAAGAAAAGTGACCTCCGAATAGCTTTGCGACACATCATAAGAAAGTGTTGCATCAACAAAGTTATTTTTACGGCTATCCCCCGACTCTTTCACGCAATATAACGTGGCAACGGGCGGTTGAGCGTAATCCGCACCGCCGACAATTAACACGCCTTTGGGGTCAAACCAACAATGCAAACCTGCCGAGTTGGCACACCGCATAATCGCTTCCCACGCTGACTCGCCCACATCAATATCTACCTTGCTTAAGGTCGGGTTTTTCTCGGCTTTCAGTTGCACCTCTTTAATCCCAAGAGGGGTTACAATTTTTTTAACAGCATCAAGCAAAGAGAGCCCTTGCACATTGGTAATCGGGGCAGAGCAATCCACCAAAATAGCGGCTTTATCACGTCCATTTAGGCTAAACCCACGCCCGCTTTTGCTAATGGTGTGATGTGTGGTATCCACAATGCCAGTGAGCACCGTTTTGCCATTGATTTTAACTATTGCCGTTTTGCCCGAATAATTAGGTAAAACCTCTATATTGCTAGATTTACCCAACTCAAAATTAAAACTATCAGCAGGAATTAAAAAATCGCTGTCAATATCATAACTTTTCCAGTTTTTATGCTGCGAGCCGTCAATCTCCACCACAATTTCATTTTCCATTTTTACTCCCAATAACAATTTAACAGCGTGCCTCGCTCAATAAAGTTCGGCTGGCGAATATGCGGATTAAGGCGTAACAGCTCATCCGCCCGCTCGTAATCCCCATAAAAATAATGGGCTACTTTATGGATTGTGCCGCTATCCATTACCATTCGCACGGTCAAAGGCGGTTTTTTATTAATTACCGCAAGCACAAGTACAGTAAATTGATGAGCTACATTACGGATACGATTAATCAACTTTTCTGCGGTCTCGTAGATAGATTTTGTCTTATCACTCATTATGCCTTTTTGAGCGTGCTTTTGTTGCTCACGCAGTTTATTGATAATGTTTAACCAATGTTCACGCACAATTTGGTTAATTAACTCTAAATCACCGATTAGCAGCTCTTCCTCTCGATCCTCAATCAGTTCTGTTAAAACTTTAGTGAGCTTAGTCGTGGCAATAAGGTCAAGCATAATACCAAGCTCAACCACATCAGAGCCAAGTAACTTAACCGTTTTTGAGCGGTTAAAGCCCTCATCTCTAGCCACTTTGCTCACAATCGCCTGAATGTTATCTACCGCATCCGTAATATTGAGTAACTGAGATTTAAACGAGAGTGTCGTTAAATCAGCACGCCCCTGAATACCGCTATCCACCATTTCTTTTAACTGGTGTAATGCCCCCGAACCATCTTTCAAATAGGTTCGTTGTGAGGTTGATGAGGCAATGCTGTATTTTTTCTTGTCTAAATCAAACAAGTTACGCACCGCCTCAAATGAGGCAAATAATGCCCCCCAAAGCCCAAGCAAGCGAGATTTAAGATCAAACACCGCAACGCTATCCCAAAAACGCAATCCATCATCAAATAGGTTTTCGAGATCAAGCAACAACCTATCAATTTTAGTAATCAGAGAATCTTCGATTGCAAAAATCGGCTGCATTTCGGTTGCCTCTTTAAAAGTCAAATCTAAGGCAACATAATTGATATTTTCGGCATCGGTATGTAGATTCGCCGAAACGAGTAACATATTCGGTAAACGCCCACGAATAGGATGGACTAATACATCAGCCCCTTTTTGCTGCAATACCGACAGTAAGCGGATATAGTCCGTGTAATAACTTGAGCCGAAAAAGACCGCTTGCAGCCGAATAGTTTGGGTGTTTAGCCCCATATCCTCTAAGTCAGCCCCATTCACAAAAGGGTAGGCGTGTTCAATCACCGCTCGCTCAAAGCTGTCATCTACCGCAAGCACATCGAAACGCACACCTTTAAAACTTGCCTGCTGTATAGGCATTGTCCAACCGCTCATTACGCCATCCTCTTGTTAAAATTAAACTGATATTCAGCCACTTTTTCAGCCACCACCGAACCGTCCAACTCCACGGTGATTTGATTTGCAATCGTATGAGATTGCGAGGCAAGCCCTGCCTCAATACCGGCAGAAAGAGTTGCTCCGAATGCCTGAAAGTCGGCTTGGTAGGTGGATAGGGTTTGAGTAACCGAATCAACTTTAGGGCGTAACTCTTGTAAGCTCGGAATGGTACTTAAAACCCCTTGTACAGCTCCCATAGTATTGCCATTCTTTTGCTTAGCCTCATAAGCACTCACATCTTTCCGATATTGCTCAAGGGTTTCATTACTACGAAAAAACGAGTGGAAACGGCTACCTAAAATCTCTTTTTTGTACTCGTACATTTTACGAGCTTGATAATTAGGATCTCTTAACTCTGCTTTTCGCTCCTCACTCATCGGGGCTTGGTCGCCGTGTAGCATTGTGGCAACGCCTGCAACACTAGCAAAAGAGCCACCAACCGAAAGCAATTTACCTACCTTACCTTTACCTCCACTAGCTTTTGATGATTTATCCAAAACATCACCAATTAGTCCGCCCTTGTCTTTTTTACCGGTTAATAAATCAAGCACACTTGATGCAGCAAGAGCTGCTCCAAAAATTTTAACGGCATCTGTTGCACCACTTAAAAATTGAGTTAAGTTAGGGTATTCATTGGCGTATTTATTCAGTAATTCAGCTAATGTGCCTAACACTCCATTTACTTTTTCAAAGTTTTTCATTTGTGCAAATTCAGTTGTATTTTTTAATGATTCAACTTTATGAGCATTAGTATCCCGAATAACAGCGTGCGATTTTTCAACTGCTCCCTCGCTGTTTTTGACGTCATCTTTAACTTTATCGCCCAACTCCTTATTATTTCGTATAGCAATTAATGCCATTAATGCTTGGCGGTCTGAAATTACCTGCCCTACAGCAGTAGCCTCAACCAAATCAGTCATTTGGTCTAATAGTTTCTGAGCCTCTTCACCTTTAGCGGTTTTTATCCGCTTTTGGAGCATTTTATACTCGTCATTATTAACAACAGTATCCTCCATTACCGACATAAACGCCTGTAAAGAGTCTTGTCCCTTGCCTTTGTAATGCTCCATTGATTTAAGATAATCAATGGATTTAACCTTGCCATCACTGCCTTTATATTTAATTTTTTCGAGACGGTCGGTAGTTTCTTTTGAGGTAATTTTAGCCAATAGGTTTACAAGATTATTACCAGCCTCATCACTGGTTCCTGCTGTTACTCGGGCTTGTTGGTTGGCTACTAATAGAGTTTCTAATCCCTCAATGCCACGCAAACCAATCGACTTACCTGCGGCCATTTGTTGTGGTAGCCAGCGAGCCATATCTGCAAGCTCAAAGTTACCTGCTTGCCCGGCTGCAACTGCCATATCCAATGCCCGCCCAATATCCTCTTCTTTAATCCCAAATTGTTGCATTGAGGAGATCGCAATTTTTGCCATATCCTCGGAGCTTGCACCTGTTGCCACAGCACCTTTCTGCAAGGTTGGTAATAGTTTCATAGCAGTTTCTGCTTTCATTGTGCCTGATGCAATCAATGTATCTAGAGTTACCAAAGCATCTTCTTTTGTTCCACCCCCAACCTTAACCGCCTCTTGCACCGCTGCTAATAACTCTTTCTTGCCCTCAATACGCCCTTTAACATCACGGTCGGAAAAGGCAGTGTTTGATGCCATCGCTAACTGTCGGTCAAACTCCATTTGGTTCTTGGCTGGCTGACGAGCCATTGCAGCCCCTGCCGCAATTCCAACCCCTGCACTCATCAGCCCACGCCCAAAACTTCCAGCTTTATCCCCAAAACTCGTTTTCCCCAGTTCCGCATTCAATTCCTGCACACGTTTCTTTGTTGCCTCTGAAGCACGGCGTAGCTCATTTTGTGATGCAACCCCCGAGCGTTTTAAGCGTTCATACGCTGCACGGGTTTGCTCAATTTCACGCTGAATCGCATTTTCAGAACGAATATCTAACACTTCACGGGCAGCATTAACCTTGCGGATATTGCGATAACTCTGTTCAAGTTTTCTATGTGCTGTTGTCGTTTCATTGGTTGCTTTCTGTACCGCTTGAGCTTGTGCATTGCCACTTTGCTGTGCCGCACGCTCGGTATCCTTAAAGGCTTTTTCTGCATTTTTGGCAGTATCTTTAACCACCTTTGAGGCATTATCCACCGCAGTTAGCACCAGCTTTGTTTCTAAATCTTTTGCCATTTTTAAAGTCTCTTTAAACTAATTTTAAAGTACAAAAAAGGGGCTTTCGCCCCTATTCAATTTTGCCACGTCGAGTAAAGACATAGCTTTCGCGTTTCACTTCGCTATACGCACCCATTGGGCTATGCGGTGTTTTTACGCCTTCGCTTTCTAAGTAGCTTTCAATCCACGCAAATACCTCAAGCAACGGCATTTGCCATACCTGCTCGGCGGTAATTGCAAATTTTGAGAGTAAAATCACCGCTTGTCGGTACTGCTTAAAGGCTTCCGCTACGCCAAATCGGGATTTACCGGGCTTTCGCTCTCTCTTTGGCTCGCCCCATTTTCTAACCGCTTTTTTCTAAGCGTAAGCGTTGCCTCAATCAACGTCCAGTAATCATTGGTGGCAAGGTTATCAAACAAAAATTTAGGAGTAACGGTCTCTTTATCCAAGCCATCAAAGATAACTTGTTGAGACAGATAAGCCATATCCACTAAGGTTTGCTCACGCTTTGATAAGGTTTCCGAGTTTTCCTCTAGTCCCAAATCAGCCACCATTTCTTGAGCGGTACATTGACCGCCCATTGTCAGCAATCGCACCGTGCAATCACGGTAGAGTTTGCCGTTATATTCAAAACCAAGTAGGGTAACTTTCATTATTCTCTTACCTTACGTAAAGCGTTCAGCTGAATATCAATTACTTTTTCCCCATCTACTGTAGATGATTCACCGACATCAGTCGTAAAGCAACCTAAATAAGAGGTACGTTTTTCACTGTTATCCAGTGGATATTTAGTGAGCTTAGCATTTTTGATATTATCCCAATCAATCACTGTCCCATCTTGAGGCTCAACTGCAGTCACCGAGAGAGTATATTCCGCAATGCCTTGCGAATAACCTCTTGCACGTCCGGAACTGTTCATCGTTTTAACCAGCTTGCGACCGGTTACGGTTTTTACATCAAGTTTGGTAATTTCAATCTCAACGCCATCTACCTCAAGCACGCAAGAGCCTTCATAAACAATTGACATCTAGCACCCCCTATAAAATTAACGTAATTTTGTTACGAATAACGTGCAAGCCATTAACCACATCCGCAGGGATTTCTAAATCCAAGTAAGTCGGGTCTTGATTACGCACCACTAATAAGCGATTTTTCCACGCTTCCACATTTTCGATTACCTCTTCGCCCTCAAGCTGATAAAGCACATCTAAAATCTCCGAGCGTACTTTTGCCACAATACGGTGGGAGTTTTTCGCACGAGGGAAACGCAAACGCTGACGGGTTTGGATTGCCTTACGCACATAGTCAAGCGTACGAATGGTGGTTAAATCCAAATAGCTTGGGTCATCAGTATTCGTCACGTTTTTGGTGTATGTAGTAATCGCACGGGTAATCTGCACACGGCTTGCCACCACCTCAATCGGGCTTAAACCGTGATATAACGCTTGGTTTACTTCGCTAAATAACGGTTTCTGCGAGTCATCTACGACCGTTAAGCCTTTAACTTCAAGGGTATTTAACGGACGAGCCGGATCTTCTTCACCGGCAATTACCGCACCAAGCCCTGCCGCAATCATTGCATTTGATTCGGTTGCTCCCTTATACCAGCCTACAATAATTCGCTCACTGTTAAGGCTTGCGGTTAAGGTTGTGCCGGTGGCATAAGTGCCACGCCAGCCCATTACATCAATAGCCGGTTTATCTTCAATCGGGGCAGAAACCGATTCTAAATGGCTACGCAAGGCAAGGGCATTTTCATCATCTGAAAACGGCGAAATAATCACGTTATAATGCGTACCGGCAACACTCGCCAACGCCGGAGCAATTAGGGCATTACGCTGACCGTTATCAAACGCACGAGCCTCAAGGGTTAAACCTGTTGCTGTATTGCGTGTTGCAAGCGTGATTTCATTGCCGATTTCGCCTTTTGCTTTTGAGGTCAGTTTAAGTGTCGTTTCACTTTCCACACTTGCCACCACAGGGCTATAACTCGCCGCATTAATCACATTAACTAAACGAGCCACAATCGCCTGTGCTTCTTCGCCTTTTGCGGCTGCAATTTCGTAAGCTGTGCCGGCAATCGTAATACGCACCACACCGGCATAAGTTACTGTGCCGGTAAAACTAACTTGCCCTGTTGCTGCAATACCTGCCTCGTGGTCTTTTAAGCCCACCACCGTTAAACGGATTAGCGGATTATTTTGGATTGCTTGGCGAACCATTAAATGAGCTACCGAGCCTTTACCAAATAAATTTTCCGCCTCCACATCGCTAAAAATCTTTTGCGGAGCAGTAAAAGCAGCCTCACCGTTTAGCATTGGTGCAACAATTAGCACCTCTTGCTCATTGGTCGGCAAGGTGGTTACTGCGTCTTTGTTGTTGTATTCGGTCAGCACACTTGGTTTGCGAATACTGTTCGGGATTTTCTCAAATTCAATTTTTGACATTATTTGCCCCCTGTTTCTTTAGCGGATTTGGTTTCTTTGACGACAATCAAATCGCCATCCGCAATGCGGCGTTGATAGTAAAGGGTGTTTTCAACCTCTACTGCCTCTTGTTCAATATAGTGATGCGGTCGGTTTTCTACCGGCACACGCACCCCTTTAGCGGCTTTCACTTTTAACATCTAATCACCATCCTTAAATTCTGTTCTAAATGCCGTTTCGGCATTGTTATTCGGGTCAAAAATCCGATTATTAAAGCCCGACAAATCGCCTTGCGGTTCATCTAGCTTGCCTTGGTACTGCTTAAAGACTTGCTCATTCGGCTCAACCCCTTCAGGGAATCTACCGTCATCAAGCACATTGCACTCGTTGTAGCTGATTTCAAACTCAATAGCATAAGCAGAGAGTTTTTCTTTCTTCACCTCCGCATTATTCCAAATCGTGCGGATTCGCTTAGGCTGGATAGGGTGGACTAAACCGTCTAAAGTCTGGTTAATCAATAAGGTTTTCACCGCTCCCAGCAACTGATTAACCCCCACCTCACGACTTGTTACCCCACCTAAACGCCCAGCAGTCTGATTTCGCATTGAGCGAGTAATAACCAACACCACAAACACATCAGTGGCTTGATAGCGTTTACCTCTTACTCCCATTGATTTCGCCTCGAACGCCGAGCCACCATAAGAGACAAGACAAGCAGGCAAACGGAGAACATCTAACTTCTCATCGTTAATTTCCCCGGCATAACCAGCAACGGCATACACCATTTTGCCTAAGCCCAGCGTTAAACGCTCAATCAAAGCACGCTCAATTTTGCTAATCATCGCTTATCACGCCCCCAAATACGGTTGCCCCCGTTAAAAAACTGCACTGTATTTTCGCCAGTAGCCGATTCTTCCTCATTGGTTTCATCAACCGCTAACGACACTACGCCCTTAGAGATGTTTTCCAGCTCTTTTAAGCAAAGTTTGTAGCGGTTTTCCACCTCTTCGGTCATCGTTACTAATGATTTGCTGGTTAAATGATAACGAGCCAAATCACAGCAAATACGCTTTAAATTTTGCGGTACAGTCTTTAATGGCAGACGGTAACGCCCACTTAAATAGCCATCAATTTGGCTGGAAGAGTCCGCTAAAGCTACTTCAAGAGTCGCTTCATCAACCACGCCTACCATTTCACGGTCGGTTAGCTCAATGGATTCCTGTTCGCCAATTCGCAAAACGAAATCATCAACCAACGCATACATTACGCATCGCCCTCAACAACAGGTACAAACTCCAAATAAGGGTCGTTAGCTAATGTGATAATCTGCTCATCAGTTAAATCAGCACGAGCAATTTCCACCGACGTTTCTTTATTAAAACGGTAGCCACAACGACCATATGTTGCCTGTGGGTGGATAGATTTCAGCTTGATTTCAAAGGCGATAGGGTCAATCACAGCACCATCATCAGGTTTTGTTTCCTCTTCAGGCGGTTTTGGTTGCTCTTCAACCTTATCTTCAGGTGGTGTATTTTCCTTTGGGTTTAAGGTTTCATCGTCTTTTTTCTTACGACTCATAATTGCTATTCTCTCAAAAGGGGCGTATTGCTACGCCCGATTAACTTACTATTCTGCAATCTGAGCAGAAACAGCTACTTTCAGCACACCTTTTAATGGGTTGCTTGTGCCGTTAATAATATCCGACTCAACTAACTGGCGAGCTGCATATTCCAATGTTGGCGGCACTAAAATCGTGCTTGGTCGGATGTTCAGCAACTTGCCACCATCGCCTTTGAGCATACGCATTTTAGCGATAACAGCCATTACGGTTTCCGCATTCAGCTCTGAATTTTCTACGCGGTGGATTAACTGCCAGAAACCAAAGCCGGCATTACCACGAGCACGCACCCCCCACAGATATTCATCTTCCATAAAGACAGTGTCGGATTTTGACGGGTCAAACTTGGTTTCAATTTCAGGCTTAGTGCGTTCCTGCCAAATTAACGGCTTAATCGCATTGGTATCGTCTAAAATATAAAACGCAGGCTTGCCACTTGCTGCACCGGTGGTGATATTGCTTTGAGTTTTGCTCGTGCCAGTGCCGTCCACGTTTTCATAAACAGGGTGATCAGTGTCGAAAAAGTTCTGACCGTCATAGCAAAGCGTTTCTTTACCTTTTGCCAACAAGCCAAATACCAAGTCATCCGGCAATTCCGCCGCACTTTGACCGGCTTGTTGAACAATCGGGGTGAATAACCCGACCTGATCGTCTTCAATATCGGTACGAGCCACGCTGACTGTCGATTCAAAGGTTTTATTCTCAATCGACATCGCTTCCGCTTGCATTTTCTTGATTTGGCGTTTGCCCACCCACTCACGCATTTTCGGGAATTGACCCAACCAGCCGTAAGTGTTGGTTTTGGTCGAAGAACTAATCTTCATCGCCACCATTTCCCATTGCGGTTTAATTAAAGCTAAACCTGCACCAAATTCTTTTTTAAACGCCGTATCTAAGGCTTTTAATAATTCCGATTTTTTAAACATTACTTCGCTTCCTCTTTGTATTTTTGAGCAAATTCATCTGGGGTTAAGCCCAGCGTTTTCGCTGTGGCAATCTCCGCCGAACTTAACGCCACTTTTTCAGTCCCTTTATTCGGGTCTTCACCGCCCGACTGCGTACCTGCTAAAGCAGGATTAGGGGTAACCGTTTTTAAAAAGTCCGATAAAGCCACTAAATCTTGCTTACCGAGCTTTTCCGCCCACTCTTTTTGAGCCGGCAATAACCGACCGTCAGAAAGAGCGGTTTGAATTAACGCATCACGCTCTTTATCGTTGATTTGCTGTTTTAAGCCGTTCAGCTCGGTTTGCACTGCTTGCAAGTCGCTTAACGCCACAAACTTCGCCGGGTCAGGGTGATTCACTTTGGCAGAGAGTGCAACCACTTGGCTTTTCTCTTTTGCCAGCTCAGTATAAACATCACTTAACGCCACCGGGCTATCGCCTTTGGCTTTCTCAAGTGCGATCAGCTTTTCGGTAATCTGCTCATCGGTCGCATTTGCCGACAACGCAAATAATTTAATTAAGAGTTCTTTCATTTTTGGATTTTCCTCTTTTGGGGTTAAAAATGGGGCAAACCGGCTAGACATAGCGATCACCTCTTGCAGATTATGCAAGGCGGGGCGGTTGGTGAGGGCAGCATTGAGCACCTTAATCACCATACCACTGCCGTCAGTCAAAAACAGTGGTGAGAGGTAGCGATACACGCCGTCTTTAATCTCTTGGGTCGCTTGCGGTGTCCATTTAACATCCGCAAATAAGCCTTCGCCAGAGATATATTCCGCTTTGGTAATCCAACCTGCAGCAGGGTTGCCTTTGCCGTTATCTTGGATATACAAAGTCTGATGCTCATAATCAATCATCAGATCAATTGCAGTGTTGTTAATATCATCGGCTAACGCATAGCCATTCTCGTCACCTACATACCAACGTCCTCCACGCCCGTCTTGAGCCTCAAACCAACCAAAAGGTAAAAGTTGAATACGTCCATTTGCCTCTTGGTTGAGTTTAAAACTCAATGCAATGGGGTTTAGTTTGAATTTCTGCTTAAACACAAAAACACCTCAAAACAAATTAATGAGGCTAAAGAATAGAAGATTGAGAAAAAAGAGTAACGGGGAGCAACTTCCACAAGTTGCAAATTTTCAGAAAAAAACAACCGCTTGTATTCAGCGAGGAATATAACCCATTTTAAAACGCTTTAAATCCGTTTTAAAAAATTTTAAAAAAGCTGGAATGATAAATCGTACCACATAAAACAAAAACGCCACAGAGAGCGATTTAGGGGCTATCTGTGGCGGTTGTCTTATCGCTTAATCTAGCAGTTTTTGCCAGTAGGCTTGCACATCGTCCAAAATATCTTGCCTGTCTTGCGAGGTTAATTGTAAAAAAGGTCGGGCTTCAATTTTTACTTTACGCCCACGCCCAGCCATACCACCGAATTGATGAATAGCAGCATAAGGCTCATTTGTGCCAACAATCGCCGAATCATTATTATAATCAGCAGTAATGCTGCCCATTAAATTTTCCGTATCAACTAACGGCGTGCTTTGCCGATGTTTTATACCCAGCCATTTCGGGCGACCGCCCTCATCAAAATTGGTCAGTACCGCCGATTCCATTGTGCCGGCAATATTCCGCATCAAGTCTGTTTTATTTGCCGTTTTAGCAGCAATACGGTTAAGCGTGGCAATAATTTCATCAATGCCGTGGATTTTGATTTCAACCATTTTTAACCTTGTAAGTTGATTTTTAAAATAAATAGAGTTATATTCAACCTAGCGCACATAGAAAAGCGATGAATCTCCCAGATCGCAAGCGATGAGGTGAAACAGACTCGGGACTGTGTGTAGGTGTGGGGAGCCCTACCTAAGTGCGCTTTCTTTTTCTAATAGTTTTTTCAACTCTTTGTCTTTTATTCTTCGGTAAGATAAGATAAAAATTTCTTCACTTAACACCTTTAGCACCAACATATTACCCTCTCTAATAAAAGTAAATCTATCAGCAAAATCTTTAGCACTTAGCAGATATTCCGGGGCGTGGATTAAGTCAGGTAGTTTAGTGTACTCATCAAGCCCAAAATCCTGCCCCTCACGGCTATTAAACTGCTTAATCAGCGTATCGTCCGAAAGCCATACCGTGCCGACTTTACTGTCGATTAAGCGTTGTGTTTCCTCACTTAACCGACCGGCAGCAAATTTAAAGTTTTGATTAAGAGCATTTCGCACTTTGACCATCTCATCGGGCGAGAGTTTTTTATTACCACCTTTGGCTTGATTTACCGCTTCTTCCAGCTTATTAAAAGCTACTTTAAACTCTCCACCGCTCATTTCCGCCTTAGCAAACTGATGAGCTAATTTTTCAGGGTATAAATCCAAATTCGGTTTATAGGTTAAACGCCCCACATTATAATCAAACCCTTTATCAGCCAGTCTTACCGTGCCGTCAGCCAGTTTAAACCCAATGGTTTCGTCTTGGTTGCCTAACTTATCTTTTGGGCGTTTTGCCTTAACTAAAAACGGCTCACTACTGCCGACCTCCTCAATGCCTTTGCGTTTTAAATCTCGCTCACCTAATGCAATCACCGTACAACGACAATTAAAACCGTTTGGCGGGTAAAAGGTCGCCCAAAACGGATCGTCATAACGATAAATCTTACCGTGTAATGCTTGGTGAGCAGGGCGGGTGCGTTGGTCGCCTACCGCCGAATATTGCCAATAAGGGCGGTTATCCACATTATCCATATACCGCTGATAACGAGTCGCCGAATACGCCTGCTGCATATTGGTACGGTAAATCGTATTCAAGCGGCGAGGCGTGCCGAAATGCTCACCGGTTTTCGGGTCGGCAAGCAGTTTACCGTCAATGCCACGACTAATCGCTTTGTCGTGTCCATACACCCAGCCTTTCCGTTCAAATTCCGCTGTAAGCGTTTTCTTCCACTCGTTAAAGGATTTCCCTTCACGGCGAGCTTTTTCCATTGACTCATAAATATCACGGGTCATTTCAAGGCTAGTGAGCTTACTAATGGTCGTGGCTCGCCCCAATGCAGAGTCAAACAGTTCCTGCTTAAACACCTTACCGGCGAGCAATTTCTTCTGCCGTAAAAACTCAATGGCTTGCTTAGGCTCTAGCCCAATGGCAAAATTAACTTTCTGCATTCGCAGCCCCTAATAAATCCGCCAAAAATAACGCATTGGCTAAATAGCGTTCGTGGTCTTCACTTACCAAGTCAGGGTAGGCAGCCGCCAATTTTTCCGCCGCCTCATCATAAGAGCTACACGCCATTACCACCGCCACCGCCTTTTTTGTGATAGGGTCAAATTGGGCGTTAAAATCCGGCACGGAAAAAGCCTCGTCTGCCAAATCATCTAAGGCATCTTGCTCTTTAATGCCCGTTTTGGTTTGGGCCGACAAAGCGTGAACCTTGCCCCCACAACCGCATTCGCAAGCGGTCATTTTTTGCGGAAAATTTGCGGATAACCCCACCGCTTGTGGCGGGGCAGAACGCCCTAACACCGCTTCATTTTCTTGAGCTTCGGGAATACCGAGTTTATCCATCGCCCACTGCACCGGAATCGGCATTCCAATATCCACCAATTTCGGCAAGCTCTCGGCAAATAACGCCAAGTCGGCAGGCTCTTTGGTATCAAACTCAAAACTCGGAATGCGGGTTGGGTCGATATTGCCGAAGTTAATTTGCAAAAACGGCAGAATAATTTGTTGGGTAAACGTCTGCCCCAGCTGTTTCACGTCCGACACCAACAAATCACGCCGCACTTCGTTATGAACATTGCCGAGTGCATTGGTAGAGCTTTTGCCGTCTGCACCACTGGTTAATGTTTGCCCCAAAATCAAGCGGGCGATAGACTTCTCACACCAATCCACCATTTGCAAAAACGGATTATTGCCGGCTGCACCGCCTGCATTAGCGGCGTTATGCAACTCAATACTCATCGACTCCGGCATAATTCCGGCAGCGTTGTGTCCGATTTCCGCTAATGCACGTTTAAGCGTTTGTTTTTCGTTTGGTGTTGCCCCTGCACCGTATTTACCAATGCGGATAGGCATACCATACAGCTCCAAAAACTCGGCAAAGTCGTGGATAGAGTAGTGTTTAAACATATACAGCCAAGCCAGCGAGCGGAATAAATTATTGCGTGCCGCCTGTGTGGAGCGGGATTTATGCGTATGCACCACCCAGCCAAATTCTCGTAATGGCTCACCTTCGGTATTTTGTCGGGTTTTCAGCAACAGATTATCTACCTTATCCCACTTAAACCACGATTGCGGACGGTGGATAAAGGCGTTTGGATACCACAATTTACCGTTAAACGCCCATTCAATTTCGAGGGCAGCAAAACCGTGTCCCACAGCGTCCATACATTCCATCACCAAATCTTCAAGGTTGCCGAGCTGATAAAATAACTCATCAACCTCATCACGCAGTTTTTCTTCCTGCGGTGTGGCATTGCGAGGGGCAACAATCGCCCAATCTACTCCCAATGCGGCACGCTTACGGGTTTGGATATTGGCAAAAATCGTACTGTCCCGTTCTTCAATATCCATAAACAGCTCGTGCTGGGCGGTAATATCGCCGTTCTCCGCATCTTCAAAAATCGCTTTCATTTTAGCAGGGGTAATAAAATTGCTCGGGTGGTCGGATAACACCCGCCCCGTGGCAGTAATTTCGGCTAAATCCGTCTGCAATTCTTGATTTTTAATTGGGTTTAAATCAGGTTTAATTTGTTTTTTCTGTTTCTTTTTTGCCATTTTAAATTCCTAACACTATAAAGCCCCCTCTTTAATCAAAGAGGGGGTTGGGGGAGATTTTAGTGCCGCCACTTACTCTGATACTCACCGTCATCATCGCTCACACTCTCCCACTCAATCGGGGCAGACGAGCTGACCGCATTTCGCCATAACATTTCCAATGCGTCCGGCCCGTCATCGTGATCCGCTTTCGGAAAGTGTCGTAACTGGCTTTCAAGGGTAGATTGCGAGCGGTGCAACAAAATCAAACCGTTGGCAATATGCGGTTGCAAGCTCTCAATCCGTAACATCTTGTCGCTGTTCGGCTTGGTTGCCGTTGCCGGCACAGGCTTGCCACGCTGTGCCGAGCGTTTCACCAGTTCGGTCTGTAAAAACTCCTGAAATTGCACCGTCTCCACAAACCAGCGGTGACAGTTATATTGCGAATGCAGTCTAATCACGTCCTCAATAATTAAATCCGGCAATCGTTTTTTAATTTGAGCCTCAACCACATAGAGCTTACCGCTCTCACGGTGATAACCGCCCACCAAAATTGCAGATGGGTCTCGGCTTGCTCCAGCCTTACCCATTGAAGGGTCTAATGCCCCAAAATAGATTAAGTTTTCGGGCAACTCCGTCCAGTATTGAATACTATTGGCAAAAATCGCATCATCACCCGAAACAGGGTCGTTTTGATACTCGGAGTCAAAAGAACTATGCCCATCACTAGCACGAATTTTCATTAAATAGAGAATAGGGCGAGCCAACCACGAAACGACAGCCCCTTTATCCATCTCAGCTTTATGTTGCTGATAGAATAGGTCTGAAAGCGTGTCATCATCGCCCTCTTCAGAAAGATAGATATTCTCCCATTCGTCCCATAACGCCATATTGTCGGGGAAGCGTAAAATCGCTTTAAAATGGGCTTTTTTCCAGCCTTTGGTGCTTAAAACTCGGTTAAGTACGCTGTCATAATGTAGAATTGTGCCGACATAAATTACATCAAACTTTTCACCTGCAGCACCAAGTTTTAAAACTGCTTTTAAAACCCAGTTATGCAATTTATTACGCTGTGCAGGTTTTTCTACGCTTTCATCATTCTCAATATCATCAAGCACTACTAAATCCGGACGATAAGCTCCGTGGCGACGACCACGCAATTTTTGCCCAGCCCCCACAGCTTCAACTTTTTGTTTTTTAGCCGTCATAATGACACCTGCACGCCAAACCTTGCCTTGTGCAACCTCCGGGAAATCAATTCTTAAACGAGGGTTAGATTCAATTTCCACTTTAATAGCTTCAAGCATACTGTATGCCTGTTCTTTGGTGTCCATCGCAATAATGATGTATCTTTTTAAATCACGGACTAAACACCACAGCGGGAATAATTGCGTACAAATCGTTGATTTTGCCTCGCCACGAGGGGCTGCAATCGCTTGGCGGACTGACTTAGAAAGATCACTTACCGAAAGCGGTAAATTCTCAAAGAGATAATGATGCAACTGTGATTTATGTTCAGACCGCACATAGTGTGGAAAATAAGCCTGCACAAAATACTCAAAGCCGTGAACAGGGTCTAAAACCTTTTGGCGGCGTTCGCTAATGGCTTGTGGTTTATCGTCCCAACCCTCAAAACTCGCTTCGATGTTTTGTTGTAACTGTCGCCGTAATTCTTCCAGTTCTTTTTCAAATTCTTTGATTTTCATAAATTACAAACAAACTGCGATAAGCAACAACCAGCCCCAACCGTCTGTACCGTTGAGCATTAGTTTTATTGCTCCGAGAATACAAGCAAGTTGGACAATCCAACGGAAAGAGTAATGCTTATGCACCACAGTTTGTTTTTTCTTAGCCATTACTTAAACTCCTTTTTAAACTGCACTTCTAAATCGTCCAGCATTTCTAAAAAGTCAGGTAATAAATGCGGTTTCTTGGTTTTGACGATATTCGCCATCATCTCAATCGCACGCATAGCGGTTGCCATTGCACTTGTTTCAGGCAATAGTTTCTTGCTCGATGCCGTCATCTTCGCAAACGAATCAGCCAGAGCAGCTAATGCTTCCACTTTCGCCTCAGTGGTCATTTTCGTGTTTTCCTCAAGCTCCGTCATCAACGTGCGGTACTTAATTAAAAAACCGGCTAACAAGCCTTGAGCGATATTCTCAATGCCACCACTTGCCATTGCTTGCACATCACGGGCTTTTTCCCAGTTATCGCCGTTCTTTTCAGCGTTGGCTTTCCAACGGCGAGCTGTGCCAAACGACACACCGGCACGCTCGGCTGCCATTTCGAGGCTTAAACGGTCAAACACATAGGCTTGCCTAACCGCTTTTTGTACTTCAACATCGTGTGCCATACGCCCTCTACATTCCAAATTTCAGGCGTAACAACTCAAAACCCACAGCAACAATGCCACCACCCAAGCCACCGGCAACTACAGCATCACGGCGGTTTTTACGTGCCATTTCATTCACTAAACGATTAGTCGCTTGGATTTCACGGTGTAAGCGTTCGATTTCTTCGTTTTGTTTATCCACCTTATCGTTTAGCTCATTTAATCCACCTAAAATCAGGTCTAATTTTTCCGAATCGGTTTGCTTTTGTTTTTTACGGCTCATTACTTATCCGCCTTTTTATCAAGTTTTTGGTTTACTTCTTTGAGCGAGTCTAAAATATCGTCCAGCTTTTCCTTAATCCCTCTATTCACTTCGTGGGCAAGCTCTTTGGATTGATATTTGCTCTCCATTTCTGCTTTTAGCTCTTTTACCGTTTGCTCATTGCGGTTGATACGATCAAATATGACCTTGCCTACAAACGCCACTAACGGAGCAACTACAAAAGAGATCAGCATCTGAAACAGTTTTTCATCAATCATAACGCCCCCTTTTGGCTCGCCCGACCGGGTGTTGATTACCTTGTGCCACCGCCGCACGCACCACGTTATGCAATTCTGCAAGGTCAGGACGGCGGCGATAAAAACGCCATTGTTGCCAACGCTGTCTGAGTTTTTTAATTAACTTCATTTTGGCAAACTTCCTCATAGGTCAGATTGTGTGCAAGCACTTGGCGTTTCGTTTCCGGCGTGTCCGCACGGCTCGGGTAAATCAGACCGAACGCCGTGCAACCCGTTGTCGTCACGGAAGTAACCGTGTTGGTGCAACTGCTCATCAATGGCACTAGGCTGAATACGGCGAGTTTCACTAACGTGTTTTTGCTGAATTTTGGCATTTTTAACCTCTGCATTTTTTTGTTGAATTTCGACCGCTTGTTGCTGCTTTTCCGCCTTTAATGTAGCGGTAAGTTTCCGCTCCTGCTTTAATTGCCAGCTTTTATAAAAGGCATAGGCTAAAATTGTGCTTACTACACCAACCACACCTACAATTTGTTGAGTAATCATTCTTCAGCCTCCCTTGAACGTTCTTTTTGTTTTAACGCACTTACCACGCCTTTTGTGGCAGGGCTGCCCAGCACACAAATACCGGCATAAGCAAACCACCAGTCGGAAATAAACGGCTTATCGTAAAGGTAGGCGTGAATTAAAATGCCCGACAGCACCAGCCAACTGATAAACTGAATAAAACCAGTCGTGCTGGCTGTGCCGTCTTTATTGGTAATTAAATCAAGTAAAAATTGTTTCACGATTATTCCTCCACCGTGTCTTTGGCAAAATAACGCAAATTGCCCGCCATTCGGTTAATCCAACCTCTACCAAAACGGTCAAAGTGTTTGAGCTTGGTGTAAAACTCAAGGCGTTCCGCTTGGAAAAGCAAGCCCACATCAGCCACTGAATAACGCTCAATCGCAGCCAAAGTCACTTTGCCGATAATGCCGTCATCAGCCACACCTACTGCTCGCTGTAACATTCGGCTAGCATTGCCCGAACCGTGGTTTACACACGCATCTAAAAACTGAAAAGCCAACTCAGGCGGGAACTGCTCACAGTTATAACGTTGCCAAAAGGCTTTGAGGTAAATAGTTTTCGCATCCGCACGGCTCATTGCACGCATAGAGCCGGTATAGCCATTCGCACGGGCAGTATGGATAGTGATACCCCAATTCGTTTCGCCACCGGGGTCTTTCGGGTCATTCACATAACCGCCCTCGTGTCCGATAAGACGGTCAAATGCAAGGTTAAAGTCAGCAATAGTTGCCTTGTTTTTGATAGGTTCAGTCATAAAAAAGCCTCTTTAAATTCAATGATGATTTAAAGAGACTTTAATGATTTAATGTAAGATAGGGGAGATGAAAGAGTTCCACAAATTAAAAAAGTGATGTTTGCGTAATAGGTTGCTTAGGTTTAGATTTTAAATACCTTACGGCATCCCACGCAATACGGTCGGACACACCGTATTTTGAGCAAATCTGCATAATTGCCAAACGACCGCTTATTCCCTCTTGTTCTGTCATTCGGCAATAATCGGTATAAATTCGCTCATTACGCAATAATCGCAAGGCTGTTTGGCAACGAGGCAAATAAGCTATATTAGATCTTAAGTAATCGTATAATTTTTCTGCATCTTCTTCTCCTAACACATCTTTAAGTTTTTCAAAATAAACCTTCCCCTTGGAAAACTGGAACGAAAAGCCTCCAAAGGCTTTAATCAGTTTCTCGGTTGCAGACAAGCCAATCAAATCAACAATTTCCTTTACAGATTCAGGCAAATAATGCTCAACACTTTCAAATTCAGACATAAAAATCCCCTTGAATAATTTCCACAAAAGCCATTATCCAAGGGGGTTATTCAAATCTGTAATACTTACTTAAAAATTTTTTTGCAAATTTTGCATAAAAAAAGACCGCTTGAAGCGGTCTTATACTTTAATAATAATTCCCATAGTTTATTCCGGAATAATCACCAGGGAATAAAGGAGGGACACTTGTCAAATTTCCTTTTTCATCAAAGCAACTTAAACCAGCCTTTTTTATAAATTCTAGATCTTTGTAGCTATGCCTTATAAATTCTGGGACATCTAGTTTAGGATGTGTTAGTGTTCTATCCAAAATTCTGTAGAGGTAATAATCCGACAAGTTATTCGAATAATATGTAAACCATTGTCCCAATATATTAATTTTATGATTTTTAACCGTATTCTCAAATTGATTTTTTACCTCAATGAATCTTTCTTCAAGGATTTCTTTCATCTCTTCGAGAGTAAAGTGTTGAGCAAATAGAGGATAAACTTCATCTTTTCTTGTAGGGATTTTTTGGGATAATTTATCTTTTAACAACTCTCTAAGTTGTGAAACTTTTACAAAAAGTAACGCACTTTCTAAATTATCAGGGATAGCTGGTTTATTTGCTAAAAATTGATATGCATATGGATAAATTTTATTCTCTTCACAAAACTCTCTGCAATTATCAAATAGCCTCCATTTGAAATCATCTAGCAAAAAAATAGCATGTAATTCTTGATAATCTACGCTCTCTGAAATAACTAGGGCATTATATAGCCTATCTCTTTTATCTTCTGGCATACTAAAACTATCAGATTCTAATAATTGAGAGAAGATAATTTCTTTACTTACTCGCTTTCTGACATTGTAATTATGTCTTTCAGGAATAGAATAATTGACTAAAAATTTCTCAAAAAGAGTTTTTATGGTCTCATCGTATGATGTCAATTCTGATTCTATTTCCTTAGGTGGCTCTTCAATATTTTGTATAGATGATGGTTTATTATCAAATAATTTTTTAATAAATGAGAACATCTTAACCCTCAATTCTCTGCCTGAATTGTTTAAAATCTACCACAAAAAAGCCCACTTTAAAAAGTGGGCTATGCAAAAAATAGTGTAAATTTTTAATTATCGACACAATTTAAGGCTGTTGCTGCATCATTTGCTTGTTTTTTAGTCGCACTGGCAATGATTGCGACAAGATGGGCTAAGCCACTCATTGAAATTTGGTCTTCGGTATTATCCAAAATTTCCAGTAAATGGCTTAAACTATACAAGCCACTTGCCAAATTTTCGGTATTTTGCACAATATCTTCAAATTCTGTTCTCATAACCCACTCCTTATTTGCCTAAATTTTCACGAATAACCGCACGCACGGCACTTTCTGAACGCCCCGATTGTTGCACAATTTGCCCTGTGCTTAATCCCTGCTGGTGCAGGCGGAAAATATGGCTTTTTTCTTCGGCACTTAGGCGTAGCTTGTACTTTTGCGGTTTCATCGCTTGTTTAAGCAGTTGGTTTTGGGTTTCGAGTAGCTCAATGTATTTATCGGTGCTGATTTCGATTGTGGCTTTGGGTTGGGCTTGTTTCAGGGCGTTGGCTTCTTTCTCCTTTTGGATAAAGTAACGGCGTGCCTGTTGCCCCAATTCGGAGCGTTCAAGCATACAGAGTTCTTTTGCCATATCGAGGGTGATGTGATAGTCAATTTTATTTTGACCGCCCCAAAAGCTGGCTAAACCTTTGCTTTTCTCGCTCGCCAAATTTGGCGAGCAAGTAAAATCTTCATTTTCAACAAAGCCGTAGCTTTCAATTCTTGATTTAATCCAGTTAGAAAAATCACGCCCAATCTGTAACATCTGATGTAGATCACGTGCATTAATTAGTAAGGTAGATTGATTTTGAAGAGAACCCGTAAAGGTTGCAATTTGAAAGTTATTCATTGTGTTTTTCCTTGAATTGGAAACCCTATTTTGAGTAGGGCGACCGACAGCTCAAAACTGCACAATAAACAGCGGAGTTATTCCCCTTTCGGGTCTTGTATTCCTCGCACTGTCGGTCATTGATTTAAATTATATTTATTTTTCTACACGGATATTCCGAAGCTCAAAGGCTTTCTGATATTCAGGCAAAAAAATAGCACATACTTTCAGCCGTGCAAGCTGTATTGTCGATTTTTGAGATCGTTGTCGAAAAATAAACTTTTTCCGCTTGACAGTCAAGCCCAAAAATCATAACTATGCAAAATATTTCGTAAAATTTATTATTCAGCCCTCCGCAGAAGGCTGTAAATAAATTCTATACACTCATTCCGTGCCTGTAGTTATAACTCGCCAACATCTGCACTAATTTATGCAACTGCTCATCGGTCAGCCATTGCACCCGCTCAATACCAAACGAGCGTTTGGCAATGGCGTGGGCGTAATCCCACGGCTTTTGGCTTTGATAAAGCAACGCCCCGATTTTATTTATCAACCCTTGCCGGTGAGGGGCGGTTTTACTTGCTGTTGGGCGTTTGCCGTATTTTTTCGACTTCACCACAAACCCTTTGGCTTTCATTGTTTGCAATACGGTCATTAATTCGCTGTCGGTCATCATTGAGCAGCTCGGCTTATCCACCGCTTCCAGCAATAGCATCTTGTAGGCGTTGTTATCCAGTTTTAGCTCATTTTTACCGATATGGATTTTCTGTATCATCTGCTTTCTAGTTTGCGGTTGCATTTTGCTTTTCCTCCTGCCATTTCAGCCAAATTTGATAACTTTCGGTGTTCTTAACGGCTTCCAGTTGCCCCATTTGCTTCATTCGTTCCACATACATCACCGCATCGTGTTTCTTTTGGTCTGCTTGGCGTTGCTGTTGCTCAAGGCTACTCACTGCTTTCGCTTCACTTCTTACTACTGCAAATTGTGGCTTCACGCTTTCATATACTTTCTTCAAGTAATTATGATTTGCCAGCGGCTCACATCTACCGGTTTCTCTACGATTTCGGCGGACTTGCTCCACCGTATCCATTAAGGCTTTTTCTAACACATTAGAGGGTGTATAAAGCTCCAACAAACTCTGCACAATTTTCAAGGCTCGGCTATTGGCAAGGCTGTTTTTCTGTGGCTTAAATAACCCTAAATACGCCACCACTGCACGCCCACAATTCCCACCGATATTGACTATCGTATTTAACAACTCACGCCCTGCATCATCTTCAATCAACGCCTCCAGCGAGATTTCCGAATGGCAAATCGGGCATTTGCATAGTTTCATCATTCTGTTCCTTCTTCTATTGTTTCGAGATCAACCCAATAAGTTCGACTATCAGGGTATGGGTTATGCCAAGTTGCTGGAGTTAGCTCGCCAATAACTAATTGTTGTAACACAATATCTCCCGATTTCTTTTTACATAACCGATATTCAGGCATTTTTTGATATTCCATTTTATGCTCCTATAAAACACATTATTCAACCCACTTAATACGTGGTTAAATGGGCTGTAAATGGGTTTTATTACTTCCCCTGTATCGCCAAAAACTCACTTTCTTTAATCTCAACCAATCCCTCTGCAATATCAGGAAATGGTTCATCATTTTTATCAATAGGCATTGGCACTTTAACCAGTAAGGTGTTTTCAAAAATGTCTGCTACGGCTAAATAACTTCGACCTGATGTTGGGGAATAACTAAAATCACTTGCAAAATAAAACATATTCAAACGCTTTAAGATGTAGGGTGAGAAATCACGATGTTGTTCATAAATTTCATTAATCGCTTTAAAATCTTCTGCAAGTTCTTTCCCTTTTTTGTAACGTTTATCAGGTTTGACGAGGTAAAACTCATCATCAAATTTACTGACCTTGAACCCTTTAACACCTAAAACTTGGCTAATATTGGTTGCTTTACAAGCAATCCCTATAACTATTCTATGAAACCAGCCTGACCTACTAATTAATCCATCATTGAAAGGATATTTTTCTAAAATAGCATTGAGCTTATCCTTGCGTTCTTCTTTAGATACTTGATAATCTGCATAAATGCTTTTTAGTGGCTCTTGGGTTATATCCCCTTTAAAAAATCTAAATTTCATTTTTAACTCCTTGCTAGTTTAGTTAATGTTTACGATTTGCCGTTAATAACTTCAAATGCACCTTTGGCAACAAATCTTGCACCGTGCCGAGATACACGCCGCTGCGAATAAAATCACTTTGTTTTAAATACTTTTGGGCTTGAATAATCTGCATTAACGCCTCGTTTAATTGGCTGTTAAGTTCGTTTTTATCTTGTTCGGTCATCATATTTATTCCCCTTCAAATGGCTTGTTGTGCATACGTTTACAAAATTCCGCCCGTTGCTCCGCCCAGCCTTTGTTAGCGGTCGTTTTTGCTGATAATTTTGCAATTTCCCAATAATCTTGAGCTTCCTCATAGTTGCCTTTTCTTTCGGCTTCTGCGGCTTTTTCGGCATAGTACCGAAAGCGATCAAACTTGGTCGTCTTTTCTGCTGTTTTCATTGTTTTTCTCCTGTTTAAAACACATTATTAAAGCCCCTCAAAGCGAGGTTTAAAGGGCTTTTAAATGGGTTTTAATCTTCTTTTTTTATTTCTTGCAATGCCATCCCATCATAATAAATTTCGAATTCTTCGAAGGCTGCATCAACTCTTCCTCTCGCACAACTCTCCGCCAAAGTCTCTGATTTCGCTTCAACCTTCAGATGGAGAGTAGTTATCAACTGGACCTCGTAAATCGCCATTTAAACCCCCGCCATATCTAAACTAATCGGCTGATATTTGCCATTTTCATCACGTTTATAAAAACGGATATAACCTTTACTACCGATCACTTGTACGCTATCTGAAATCGCTGTCATTGCTTGATTCCATCTTGCATCATCAATCTCAACACGGCGGAGAGAGAGAATTTTTGCTGTAGATAAATTACCTTCCTTATCCACCTCAAACGCATTATCAATTAAGGCTTTAAGCTCCGGTTTTGCCCCTTCCGACCAATCGTGCAAGCATTCATCAATCAAGGCTTTTGCTGCGTGAATACGCTCATCAAAGCGAATATTCTCTTGCACTGCTAACTGCAACTTATATTCACCGTCATAAGTAAATAGTGTGATATTGCCTTTTGCACCGCCAATTTTTACTCCATATTTTTCAGCCGATAGGCTGACAAAAGCCCCCACGTCATCAAATACGGATTGTTTAAAATCACCTAACGCTTTGCTTAACGCTTGTGCTTTGCTTACAAATTGGCGAACTAATTCATCACGTTCTTTGTCGATTTCTTTTACTAATGCCTCCGGCTTTAAATTGCCATCAGCATCTTTCCAGTAAATTTCATTACCGATTGTTACTTTACTCATAATACTTCCTCTCTATTCCAACCCAACTTTCACGGTGCGGATTGCTTTACCGTTATACTTCACTCGCTTGTCCTCTCTAAAATCTACTAACATTGTATCCCCATCTAAATAAGCTATATTCCAAGTTGGATGGAGTACACCTGTCTTTCCATCTTCAAATTTAACTTTCAAATAGGCTCCTTTCGCTCCAATCACCTCCCCATATCGCTCTCCAAATAGTATTTTCATACCTCTTTTTAAAAATGGGAGTCCGTACGCTTCTTTGATGTAATTCATTTTTTAAACCTCTGTTCATTCCAGCCCGACTTTCACGGTGCGGACTGCTTTACCGTTATACTTCACTCGCTTGTTATGAGCAGGGGACGACATAAATCGCACTGTTTTCGCCTCCACCCCCAACCGTTCTGCTAACTCTTCCGCCGTACCGTCAGCCACATTCTCTTCGCCAACATACAGGGCATAAATCATTCGCCGTTTTTTCATTTCTACACCTTCGTAACACGTTCAGACTCCCACACGCATTTCACACCCCGCACCTGCATTTGGTAGCTGTCATACCGTCTGCCGCCTTTTGTTTTCATTCCAAATAGGCTTGCTAAGCCGTTTTTCACAAAATCCTGCGTTTTGCGGTTATCTCGCAACACAAGGCGAGGTGGGCTTGCCGCCTCAAATTCCACCCGCTCAATTTCCAAATCCAACGCCTCGCACTCAAGCGTGGCAATCTCCAACTTCACCAAACTGTCGTGGATATACGCATTCAGCGGATTCATCAATTCACCGGCTTTTTCGCTGTACACCTTTTGCATAATCTGCCCCCTAACTAATCAACATCTTGCTATATTGCTCAACTAACTCTTTACTGATTGGCATTTGGTTAATCTCGCTAGACCGTACGACACCACGCATTAACTTACTTAATCGGCGAGCATTGCCGTTACTGGCTTTAATTAATGGAGCGTTAAATTCGCTTGTGCCTAACGCACTTTCCGCTAATAGCCCCAAATCTTCCTCGCTCAAGGCATTTCCTAAATCACAGGCAAAACCTACTCGGCTATATAATTGAGCCAGCTCGTTATTCTTGCCTTTTAAGTTAATCAGTAAGCGAGGCATACCAGCTAAAACCACACCAACCTTACTTTCATCATTGATACGGCGTAATAATTCCAATGTTCTTGTTGGTAAATGTTCTGCCTCATCAACTAAAATCACCCTCTCCGAACCAGCTAATTTATTCACAATGTTGTCAAACAAATCAGCATTAGTTCCTTGTGTATTTGCTCCAATACCTTCAGCTAGTTTTCTTAATAACACTTTGGCATTAAAAGTTGGATTAACACTTAATAGCACCGCAGAATGATTTTCTTTGACGTATTGTTTTAACATTTCAGTTTTCCCTAATCCTGCAGCACCGAAAATAACTTTGATTTCTCCCTCCACGTGTGCAAAACGCATTACCTCCATTCCTCTGCGTGCCGCTAAAGTTGGCACAAATGCAGCGTTATATTTCGCTTCCACTACCTTCGCCTTATCCCGCTCAATCAGCTCTTCCACTTTGCGATCCATTTCAGCCACATTGCCGTTATAATCGCCTTTGAGATACAGACTGACTGTGGCAACGGATACACCTAAAAGCTGTGCCACTTGTTTTTGTTGATAGCCTTTGCTATCCATTAAGGCTCTAAGTTCTTGGTTTTTCATCGTTTAGCCTCCCACTGCTAACTTTTTTTCGTAATCCTCTTTTTCTGCTCGGGTCAAAAAAATCGGTTCTACTTCTTTTTTCGGTTTTCTTGCCGTTGCCAGCAAGCTGAAATCGTTTTTCTGCTCAATGGTTAAAACCGGGTTTAATTCAGCATTAATCTCATCAAGCTGTTGCTGTTTAAGGTTGGCTCGGCGTTTATGGCGTTCTTTACGCTGTTGTTCCACCATCGCCACCGGAAACGCCTCTCGGGTGTTGCCGTTCCAAATTGCCTCGCAGATAAACCTGCCGTCTTTGGTTCGCACCTGCACGCTCTCGGCATTGTGAATATCAATTCCGATCACCACTTCTTCACGGTCAAAATCCAGTAATTTCAAGTTAAAATAGTGGTTGTTATTCCAACTTACCCAACCTCGCTCCGGCTTACGGATAAATTCCGGTCGGCTCATATCCCGCAACTCAATAGGGCTTAACATCACCACATCCTCATCGTGCAACATCTGCTGATATTTGCGTGCCGGCGTGGTGCGGATTTCCGAGTGAATATGCTCGTTGTTGTACCAATCAATCACCGATTGGATTACTTCAATCAACTGTTGCCACGTTGGCAATTTGCCTTGGGCTTTACGTTGTAGTGGGGTTAATTCCCCTTTGGCATTTGCCAGTGAGTTCACCGCATACAGGTTTTTGCGAACGGTTTCCGGATCGGCACCGGTTGCATAACCGGTTTCAAACTGTCGGGCAATCGTCATACCGATGGTTTTATTTAACCGTTCGATAATGCCTCGCCCCTGCGGATTGCCCGCAATCCCTGTTTCGTGTCGGATACCGAGGCGGGGTAACATCCCCGTGATTTCCGCATCCAAAAATTTATTTTTTTCACCACCACCGTTATCCGAGTAGTAGATTGCCGGCACACCGTGTAGGCTAATGGCGTGGCGTAGTGCATCAGACACCGCAAAAGCGTTCTCACTGAGTGAAAGTGACCAGCCCACCACCTTTCTGCCTGCACCATCAACAATCATTGTCAGCTCAGGGGTAAATGGCTTACCGTGTATCGGGTGGGCTACTTTGAGCTTCAGTGAGTGACCATCGCCAATCCACACATCATTCGCCCGTAACACCGACCAATCCCGCTTCACATAGCTCAACAACTGCTTGTAATGCGAGCCGGTGCGTCTGCCGTACTCTTTCACATACAACGGCAACTTATTCATCGCTCGTTGTACTTGGCTTAGGCTAGGGCATTGTGCCAACAGTAGCGGGTTGTCTGCATACTGATACGCCCATTCCACTTCAAACTCACGGTAGGCTTCGGTGAGGCAAATACCGTTTTTCTGCCGATATACGCCTAAAAAAGCACTTAGCCACCAAATTTCTTCCGGCTTGGTCTCCTGCCGCACCTGTGGGGCAAGCAGTTTCAACCGTTGCTCGGCGTTCTCCGCCTTGCAGTAATCCACCACCCAGCCGTTTAAGGTTCGCACCGAGAGTGTGCGTTTTGCCGTCTTTTTAGCATTTGCTACGGCAACCAGCTCCACCAAGTGCGGTGGCATTTCGCCTTGTTTGGCAAGGTTGCAAAGGTAGGTTATCGCTTTAATCCGGCTCATCGAGCCTTCCAACTCCAACACATACGCCACCAGCCCCATTCGTGCATCAGCAATTTCTCGCTGTTTGGTAGTAAGGTTGCCTAACTCCACCTCCGCACGCACTACCGGTAACTTTTTCGGCTTGGCTTCCACCACCGCCGACATAAAGCGGGAGCGGATTTCGGTTTGGATTTCTTGAGGGAGGTTTGAGAGTGCAAATTCTAAAATTTCTCCCCCAACTCCAACCTTTTTATGAGTAGTCCATCCTTGTTTCTTTGCCTGATACAAAACTCCTTGCTTTGTTTTAGGTAAACAGGCTAAACTTAACTCAGCCAATTCTTTTGCCGAATAGTGTGTTTTTAGACTGTTTTCACTCATAAAAACCTCTTTAAGCTATCTGTCGGCAAATTTTTTATGGTTTCGTTGAGCATAACGTTCAGGCCAAATTTCTTCGGGTGATATACCGATTGCTTCGGCAATAATACGCTCACCCTTTAACCACGGACGATCTACAGCGTTTTTCAAGGTGCTGGATTGACTGTAGCCATGCTTCAATGAGAGTTGTCTAAGCGACCAACCCGCTTTATGTAAAGCAGCGATGATGTCGGCCCTATGCCAGTCTTTCGCTGTTTTTTTAATATCTTCCAATGTACTCATTAGATAACTCCTTTCGCTTAACGATTTAGATAATATACCTATTTTTACTCAAAATAAAGTGTAAAAAGGTTGCTTTATGGTTGATTTATGAGCAAATAAACTTAGTTTGCTGTAAGTTATTGATTTATTTATAGGTTTTTAGAGTGTAAAAGGCTAAAAATCTCAACTTATTTTTTTACAGTTATGAAAATAGAGTGTAAAAAGGTTATTGGTTTCGGTAACCGAATAGAACAGAGCAGAAAAAATGCAAAATTAAGTAGATCTGAGGTTTGTGATGCCCTAGGAGGTATTGCAATATCTACATTACAAGCGTGGGAGGCTGATACAAGAGAACCTCCTATATCAAAACTTATGGCTTTGTCACAAATACTTAACGTTGAGCCTTGCTACCTATTAACAGGTGAGCGACACTCGCAAAGCCTTAATGTCACAAGAGAGCCACAGCCTGTGTATGCCACAAAACCGCAGACAGAAGAAGGGGAAGTAGTTGTTATCAAAGCTAAGTTACAAGAGGCAATAGAAACGTTGGAAGAGGTGCTGGAAATTACCCAACGGGAAATGAAGCCTGCCGGAAAAGCCCAAATGGTGTGGGCTTTCTACGAGCTTCTCACGCAAGAAAAAAGCGAAAAAGAAAAAATGGTGGGATTACTCAAACTGGTGGCATAA